TACTGCTGCACCGGGACGCTGATGGTGATGGACTGAATGCCGTTTGCGGTGATGATCGAGACCGTGATCGGCATGCCCTTGCGTGCCTGCTGGTCCGAAGTGCTCTGAGCCGTGAAGCTCTGCGCCGGCACGTAGTAGCCGCTGGGGAGCGAGGTGCCGTTCGCCAGAGAGCCGACCGTCGTGCCGTTCCATACGCCTGGGCCGATGAAGCCGCGAGTGAGACTCCGCTCGCATGCCTGCGTCGCGCCATTCAGGAGCAGCGCTTCGCCCGGGTTGTTCTGCGGGATGGACGGGTTATCCATGAACAGGTCGATCTCGGTCTGCTGGATATCGGAGGCGAGCATGTCGACGCCGAGGATGATGTCGAAAAATTGTCCGTTCGCCATCGTTCCTGGTGACAGAAACGTGCGCCCGTTGCCGTACGTGATGTACGTGTTGCCGTTGACCGCCTGGATGGCAGCCTGCTGCGACTGGTCGAGGTACCCGTTCTCTGGTGTAGCGCCGACGAGAGTCTTGAAGGCGAGGACGAAATTGCTGCCCGGCAGGCCGGTGTTCAGGCCCATCGCGACGCCCATGATGGCCGCTGCGGCGTACGCGTTATTCGGTGCCACACCGCCCTGCGTGGTTGAGTAGATACCGAGAGCGCGATTGATTGACTGCGCCTGAAGCTGAGCGAAGACGCTGGTGGTCAGACCGTTCTGAGCGTCCGCATCTGCCGTGGCATAGATGTAAGTCGCCTGCGGAGTCGCGCTCTGAATGTACTCGGCGATGGCGATGTGATCGGCCTTGACTGCGCCGCACGCCACGACGGTGTACCAGTTCGCGTTCACGCCACGGCATGCAGTGACGGCCTGAAGCAACGTCTCGCCGATGGCGGTGATGTTCAATTCAGCCGCAGTGCCCGTTCCGCCGGTGAGCGCTACGCCTGTAGCGACTGCGTACCCGGTTCCCTGGGTAAGGAGCTGAAGCGTGGTGATCGCACCTTCTGCGCCGATCGCGGTCACCTTGAGGGTCGCACCGGTGCCAGCGCCGCCAGCCGTCAGAATGTCCCCGACGACGTAGCCGGTTCCCTCTGCGCTGGATTCGATGACGGCGGTCTGAATCGCTGTCGGGTCTTGAGCGCCGACATAGAGCAGCGACGGAGCAGAGCTCTGGCTGTAGTAGAGCTGAGCTGCCAGGTACTCAGGATCGCTTGCTTCGAATCCGTCCTGGAGCATCGCCGAGGTGGACGCATACTGCCGCGTGCGGGAGTTCGCGCCAGCGGAAGGGATGACTCCGCTGTTGCCAACGATCACTCCTGCGTTGAAAGCTGGAGAAGCTGGTGCTACCGGCTCAACGGTGGACGATACGCTGACAAACGGGCTCAGAGGAAAGGTGGGAAAAGTTGACATTTATTTCGGCTCCAGAAAATGCAAAAGGCACCCGGGTGTGGGTGCCTTTCGGTGGGGATTACTTGAGGACTAGGCGTCGATAGTGACGGACGGTCCCTCGGCAGCGCTGAGAGTGATCTCGACGCTGGTGATCGGGTTGACGGTCATCGTCTCGGTGACGAGTTCGTTGACCTGGATTGAAAAATCGACTCGCTCCCACCATTCGCCTGCGAAAAGCTCTGGTATGCGGCGGGGCTCCCGCAGCGGCACCAGGACAGAGAGATTGCTTGGCGCGAGCGTGGCAGTTGTCCAGTCCATGAAAAGGGCTGACTTGATCAGCCGAGCATGGTCGAGAGAGTTCGGACCGTAAATGCTGAGGTCGATGCGCCAGACGCGGATGTAGGTAGTTGTCTCTGTGGCATCCGAGGCATCCAGCGGAGACCATTGCTTGTCGCGCTGAAGGCTGATCGCATCATCCGAAGTAGTCACACGGAGGAAGACCACATCGTCGGTGATTTCCCAGCCTGTAGACCCACGAGTCGGCCAGGAGATTCTCACGGCAGAGTTGGGATCAGTTCCCTGTCCCAGAATATTCGTGGTCAGGATTTGAAAGGTGTTCTCGATCTGCGTCGGCGTCAGGGCTGAGCTGGTGAGAACTTGGCCATTAGGGAACGTCGTCGAACTCATCAGGCACCTTTTATGCGGACGCCGAGCGCCTTGTAATAGCCATTCGCGGACCAGTCCCAAACCTTCGCGACCCGATACTGAACGCCTCTGTGAATGAGAAAGTCGCTCAGTCCTGGGTTTTCCCCGATACGAGTCTCGTACATTGGCGAAGTGCTCCAGAAGACGCGTGCGCCCGTGACGCGATCGCCTTCTGGAACTTGCTGGAGAGTGTTCGCGTCTGCAACCTGGACTGAGCCGTAGAGTTCTACCGTGGTCGCGTCACTGACGACGAAGCGCCCGGCCTGGAGGCTGCCTGGAGAGCGCAGCGCGGTGAACGGCGAGCTGAGGTCTGGGTCGTTGAGGATTTCGCTGACATTGATCACGGGTGTTGGAGGAGGCAGTCGATGCCTGAGTAACTGATTGAGACCGAGCCCATCGTTGCGACCTCTACCACCAGACTGGAGTTGCCCAAGCTGGTAATGCCCACGATGGCCGCTCGCGGATCACTGGGAGCCACCAGAGTGCAGGCAGCCCGATAGTTGGCGTCTCCATAACCCGGAGAGAAAGTAACGGTGCTTGTGGTGGCGCTGAAGGACGTGTCTCCCGTCGTGCCGCCAGGTCCGCTGCCGCTCTGGACGCCGTTGACGCAGGTCGCTACGCCGGATGCATTGATGCCGATCGCTACCTGGCCGGAGCCGCAATTGGAGGGGTCCGCTGCGAGAGCGGATGCGGTGCTCGCGTTGCCGTTCAAATTTCCAGTGACGTTACCGGAGAAGGAGCCGATGAACTTAGCCGCTGTGAGGTTTCCGGAGATGTCCAGGTGCATTAGGGGCGAGCTTGGGGTCCACGAGTGTGAGGAACCAGAGCCGCCTACCGCGTACCAGTTGAATCCACCGGAAGCGGTGCCGTAGTCATCTACGAAATCGGCTTCGCCAAGACCCGTTGCATCCCAGCCCAGTTCGACTGAGTTTCCAGTGATTGGGTTCGGAGGGGCAGCGGAGAAGAGCATCCATGTCGCCGAGACGTTGCTGCGGGTGGTCGAACCGATCGGAGTGGAGTCAATCGTCGATGTCGTAACCGTCGAATTGACGATTCTCTCACCGGTGACCTTGGTCTGCGAGAACGCTGGCAGGCTGGTCAGGATCACAGCCAGAATTGTGATGAGCGTTCTCTTCATTCTTGATCCTTCACGACGTACGTGATTTCGCGGCGCAGTTCGCCGGTGTCGATGTTTCTGCGGTCTGAGCCTTTGCGCTCGATGGTTGCTGGCGCGTTCGGAGGCCAGCCGTTCGCAGGGTTCGTAAATTCACGCTTGGCAGCGTTCGCGCCCAGCGTCCCGGCTTTCACCAGGTGCTCGTGCGCAAGGTCCGCGTCACCCGCAAGCAGCGCGTGCGCCGCCTGATTCAATTCGGCGACGATCGGCGCTTTATTCTCTGGTCGGGCTATCGCGGGCTCGATGATCGGAGTCGCCGGGATGTTCTGTAGAGCAGAGCCCTTCGACAAAATGAAGAGGAGCTGTGCATTCGTGATCTCGCCGACGGTCCGCAGACTCTTGTCTTGGGGGATGCCGACGAACACTTCCGCCTTCTTCAACTTTTCCAGTCGTGCAGCGAGCAATCCCGCTCCGCTGTTGCGAGTTACGGATGCGGAAGCCTTCATGCGATCCCCGAGGTGCTACCGGATGTAGATAGAGCCCGAGCCGATCACCTTTGCGGTGCTCGCGAATAGCAGACCGTATTGCGTCAACGTCCATGCCGCCCAGCCGTCCAAGCCTTCTACGGCCTGATAGCTGACAGAGAGATCGCCGACCGACTTGGCGATTTGAATGCCCTTCGCAAGCCCTTGTTGGGCTGCCTGTGCTGCGCTCGGCGTTGCATTGCCATCGGTCTGCAAATACAGGGTCAGAAAGTGAGCGATGAACCATCCCATCGCGATCGTCCACAGCTCCTGGTAGCGAGCCTGCACAAGGCAAGTGTTCGCGAGGGAGAGGTACGCGGAGAGAACCGCGTCCGGAACAAGATCTTTGAACTTCGGGTACATGCCCAGGAAGTCGGTGGATGCGTACGCGGGATTCGTCCCATAGACCACGTTCGCGGCTGCGTCGATAGCGGAACTCAGCCGCGAATAGGTCATGGATTACTTCGCTTTCTTGGCGGCGATCGCATCTGCGTCAGCTTGGGCGGCCTTGTCAGCCGCAGCCTTCGCCTCGGCTTCAGCTTTCGCTTCGGCGTCTGCATCGGCCTTGGCCTTGTCAGCAGCAGCCTTCGCCTTTGCCTTGTCGTCCACCGGTGCGACGGGGGCCGCGACCGGCACGAACTCCTGAATGGTGCCATCCGCTGTCGCAAGCTTGAATAGCTGCGTGCCACGGATGTAATCGGGAGCGAAGGTCGGCTCTTTCGAGGGCTGCAGAGTGTATTTCTGGCGGCCCTCGACCTTAAAGAGGAGTGTCTGCTTCGATGTGATCTGCATTAGATACCATCTCCGTAGACTGCGGTCTGCGGGCGTACCCACCGAACCTGTCCGATATTGGCTTCAAATACCGATTTGTACCCAACACCTGAATCGACACTTGGCACAGTCATGACGAGCCGAGGCGGCTGCGGCACAAACATGTCGAGGCACTGTGGATCATTGCGATACACTAGCGTGCGATTCGTCGCACCCACGCCCTGACCGGCGATCCAGGGATCGGGCAGCGCATCGATCGTCAGGGGCACGCCCTTCAGAGTCGAGGTGCAGTTCTCTTCCAGATAACGCTTGACGCTGATAGAGCCAGCGGTCGTCATCGGCTGAGACAGAGCGGTGAAGGTGCTCCACGGAACGAGCTGGCGATTGGGCAGCGCATCCTGGAACGCGTAGCCGGAATTCGATACGACATCATCGATCAGGCTGTTCAGGTCGGCGAGCATCTGCACCGGAGTCTTGCCATCGGATGTCCAAGATGCGGAAATCGTAGTGGCAGTCACTGCGGAGTTGTTGATGATGCCGGGCTCGGTGCTGTTGCGTCCGAGATAGACGACGCGATCCATGAACTTCAGGTACGCCGCGTCGATGACTTCCTCGTACACACTCTGCAAGGAAATCGGAGGAGCAAGTCCCGAGTCATTCGCCAGCTTGATGCGCTCCAGATCGGCGTATTGGATCGTGAACGCCTGACGCCACAGGTGCGCACGCCAGGTGCCCATCTGGAGATCAGCGTTGACGTTCGGAATATCCGTGTTGTTGGTTCCGGAAGTACCTAGGTCGTTGCCGCCAGCGGTGGAGATGTTTAACGCCCACTGGTTCAGGAATTCCGCATAGCCTCCGCCATACCGCACGAAGATGTCGTTCTCAAACGACTTCGCCTGCATTGGACGGACGATGACCGGATTGATCATCGCTAGACTGGAAGTGAGGTAAGCAAGGCCGCTCGGCCCTGCGGCGTCGAACGCCTGGGCCGCCGAACGGGAGATACGCTTAATCATGATGGTGGTTCCTTTCGGTTAGGCCGCGACGCGGTTGAGTAAAGTGATCTCGGAGACTGTGTTGCTGTCGATCGAGCCGGTACGGAAAATGACACCGGTGAGGGCGATGGTGCCGGTCGTGCTGCCTGCTTCCAGGCCGCCGATGACGCCTGTCGGAACGGCTTCGTTCGCCGCGATGCGCAGATACACAGTCGCCTGCGAAGCCGGAGTGCCGTTGTTGATGGCGACGGCCAGTGAGCCACGCTCCATCACGTCCGCGTACAGGCTGGGTGCGTAAGCGCCGACCTGATCCGTGCCCGGAACAACCGGATAGATGCCGGTCGTGGTAACTTCCGCCACCGCGATGCCAGCGAACAGGGCGGCAGTCATCGTGCCCCCGCCAGCGATGAAATCGGCGACGGACTGATAGGTGCCCCCGTTGGCGTCCGATACGATTACGACTGCCTGACCGAACTGGATAGCGTTCGGAGTGGAAGGCAGCACCTGACGTGTTGCCACAACTTTGTCACCGGAGCGGGTAATCTTACCCGGGAATCCGACGAGGAGCCCTGTTACAGGTACAACCTGACCAAAGGGATTGGACATTACTTCACTTCCTTCTGGCCGTAGAACGCGGCCTGAGCTTTTTCGTTAAGGCGCTGAACGTACGCGGCCTGTGTATCTGCTGCATCGAGAGCGGCTGCAGACTTCTTCGAGGCGGCAGCCTTCACCGCACCGTAAGAGCCCTTGGGGGAGCCACCACGTGCGGAGTCATTCGCCTTCGCGACCGCTGTGTTGAATGCCTTCTTGATTGCGGCATCCTTCGAGCGAGCAACAAGTGGACGGAGCGTCTTGATCAGCTCGGCGTCGAGTGAGACAGCGGTGGTGGGCTCGATGAATGCGTCCTCGGCCTTGGCGTCTTCCTCTTCCTCATCCTCATCCGCGTCTTCAGACTCGGCTTCTTCCTCTTCAGGAGCGGGCTCTTCTTCGGCTTTCGGATCTGCGTCCTCGGACTCTTCGGACTCTGGGTTCTCCAGCTTGTCCAAACGGTCGCACACGGACTTCATGCCGTCAGCGATACCCTTGAGCGAGTCCTTAAGCTCGGCGAGAGGATCGGCGTCTTCCGCCTTCTTCTCAGGCTCGGTGGGCTTGGTGTCTTCGTCGACAGCGCACTCTTTCACTGCGTCAGCGAGTTCCTCGGGCTTGGCATCCTGGGCATACGCCTTCAGACCAAGACCGAATACATGCTTCAGAATGTTCATGGGTTCCTTTTTCGGTTGCGGGATATCGGCGGAATCATTGATTCGCGCCTCGGCTCCCGCGCGGCCTTTGGGTACAACGGCCACATGGTTGCCAATGATGTTTTCCTGGGAGAGGCGATTGCCGTCCCAGGCGAGCTTGTATGTGTATCCGCAGGAGACTTCTCTCTTGCGGCGGTTCAGCACGTCCTGTCCCAGTTCGGGGTCCGTGATGATCACGTCACCCAATAGCGGCAAATCGCCGTTGTTGAGCGGTGTGTCGCCCTTGCGAATGTTCTGTACGTGGCCACGGTTAAGATCGGCGTGGTTATCAGCCGTCAGAAAATCCTTCGGGTGATTGTCCGTAACCGCCTTGATCTCAAACGATGCGATGGTCTCCGGCGCAAATACCTGCGATGGATCGCGCCAGACCTGGACGATCTCATTCGGATCGTTGAATCGGTCCAGCAGACCAAGATCGCGAAGCTGCACCTTCGAAAGCTGCGAAACTTTGTATTCCTGATAGCCGGTGCGGGCGATCACCACGTCCTTACACACGACGTAGCCTTCCGGCGTCTCAGCGATGTTGTCGCTGAGCGAGATCCCGTAGTAATCGATGCTCATGCGGCGATCCTTTGAAACTGTGCCCGCGTCATGTGGGTGATCTTCTCGCCGGTGTACACACGAGCAGGCCAGGAAATCTCATCGAGCGAAACGACCGGCAGTGCCAAGCAGCGGCAATTCGGGCAGGCGCCAGGCGCGTAATGTCCAAGCGTGCTGCGCTCCCCAGCCAATGCTTCCGGTGCCGGTGGATCAGAGAATCGGCAGAGAACGCCGTCCATCTTCTTGTGGGACAAGCGGACCCTCTGGTCTTCGCTCGTGTGCCACTGGTACCAGCCGATGCCTATGCTTTCGGCCCGAGCCTGCGTTACAGCGGTCTCGGCTTTCGCCGTTTCCGTTCGCGCAATCAGGCGCACCGAAGCGGCCCGCATCTCTGGGAGCCGTTCCTGCAACTGCTTCGCGATCGTGTCGGACCGAAGTCCGCGCCGCTGTTGTGCCGCGACAAAGGAGTTCGTCTTCTCGGCTATGTCCGTCGGCAGGGAGCGGATCAGCGATGCATTCTGCTGCACCAACCGTTCCACTTCCCGGCCCACCGGACCGCTTAGTTCTTGTTGCAGCAGGCGATGAATGAGTCGCGATTTCGTGCTCTCATTCGCTGCCGCTCGCCATCCTTGCGCATTGCGCACGCGGACAGCGGTGATCATGTTGTGCGCGATGCGCTCCGCGAATTCCTCGGATGGTGCCGAGAGGAAATTGAACAGGGCACGCTGAAATGAAGTTTCGATCCTACGCGGCTGCACCCAACTCTTCGGTCGGCTTGTCATCGTCGGTCAAGCTTTCCAAGGGAGGCGTGTCGCCTTGCTGCATGTCGTCGTCGTCGGCAGCATCGATCTGGTCCTGCGTGATCGGGCTGGCCAAACCAACGGCATCACCAAGACGCTTGAGGCCGATCAGGACTGACTTCGAACCGTAATTCTTGATGCCAGCGGCGTACGGAGCGAGGACCGCTTCGGTGCCGGTTTTCACCAGCTCCCACTTGTCCTTCTCCGTCATCGAGCGAATCGAGGGGAAGTCGAGATCGAGATCCTCTGGCACTTCACCGAACTCACTCATGCAAACGACTGGGTAGAGCTGTTGCTCCAACACAGGGCGAAGGTCAACGTTCTGAAACTGCGCGATGCGATCTTCGTCAATCTGGAGGTCGGCGTCGTTCGCCTGGCCGAGGCCAGAGATCGTCCGTCCATAAAGGATCGAAACAGGAATCTGAGCCGCACCGGATACAAAGAGCTGAAGCTGTTGCAGAACCTCTGCTACACCACCGAAGGAATACGTCGACGACTGCAGCGAGCCGTCCTTGCCGATGATGTTGAGCCCCTGGTTGCTGAGCAGCTCATTCTTCGCCTGCATGCGCTCCTGGAACTTGCGGAGGGCGGCCTGATTGACACCTGCCCCTGCGAGCAACTGAGCCAGCTCAGGATTGACCTCGGAGAGGATCTGAGCGCGGAACAGGAGATTGATGATCGACCACGAAGCCGAGTCGAGCTTCTTCAGCTCATCGAACACGGGTTCGAGGACGCTGATCCCCCAGAACGACTGCGCCTGAAACTCGGGCGACGGAAGATCGGGGCCGGTGAAACGTAAAATGCGGCTCGCGTGCACCTTGAACGAGGTGCTCGTCGATGGACCGTGAACTTGGTAAAACTCCGGCAGGCCGAACTGCAATGGCCGGTTGACATCACCAGAGACGCCCATGGTCGGGCTTAGGCCGCTCCAGCGATCGAACGGAATTAACCCACGGAAGCTGCCGATCTCGATCGAATCGAGGTCCAGCGGCTCCGAAAGCATGTCCTCTTGGCCGTCAATTACAAGCAGGGCCCCGCTTCCGCCGAACAGACGTGCCCACTTCAGAGTGGTCAGGATCTGCTTCTTCGTGCCGGTGCGTGCCAGTGTGCGATCGAACTGCTTCAGATCATCGGCAGACAGCTCAGAGGTGATCGTCGGCCAGGCCTTGACCATGTCCTGAGCAGGTACTTCAACGATCCGACGTGACAGCCAGGACTCGCGATACAGTGAGAGCAGGGTCTGATAGTTGTTCGAGAATCGGGTGAGCGGATACTCAGATCCCTCGGTCAGCGATGGTGTGCCGAAGCCGATCCGTGCTGCCTGATTGCTGTATGCATCTGTGGCTTCGGCAGCGGCCTTTGATTTCCTGGTCCGCTTGGTTGCCATCAAATGTCCTTATGCTGCTGTCGCGAGTCGATACTCGGGAATGTTGGAGTACAGCCCGTAACGCAGGCTGTCGACGGCATCGTCATTGACCTTGAGCGGCTTCTCTTCGCCATGTTTGGCGGCCTTCTCATCCCAAGAATAGGTATGAATCTGACCGATCAGGTTGGTGCAGGTGCGGCTTATCCGGAGTCTCCCGGTGGCCATCAAAGTCGCGACGGCCTGGATGCCTTCGAGAACGTCGTTGTTCGCGTTCGAGTACCAGATGCCGCGATGTGTAAGGTCGGCCTTGAAGCTTGCTGCAGCCGGATCTACTACCACCTTTGCCGTGGGAGCATCCTTGAGGAACGCTTCCAGGTCGTCGGCGAGCTGGCCATTCGTTTTCTGCCGATTCTCTACGGCGGAATCCCAAACGTACTCCCGAACGCACCAGATGGTGTGGCCGTCATCCACGAGGTCCAGTGCTACGAACTGGTGGATTGTGCCGAAATCGATTGCAACGTAACGAGCGAAGTGCACGCGATCGTTGAGCAGGCCCTTAGGCATATCAGCGTCGTCGAACAGGAGCGCATCGGACCAGGCGTCTTTGTAGATCGCGCCGCTTGCGATGACCCACTCACCCAAAATATTTCTGCGGTAGTAGACCCCGGTATGGAGTCTCCGCATCTCGGCTTTCTTCTTCGCGCTCAGCGAGTAGTTGTCGTCGATCGTGAACGTGATGTTCTCGACATCGCCAGCGAGTTCCGGATTGTCGATGTAATTCTTCTTCAGGAAATGCAGCGGTGTGTCAGGGTTCGTGGTCGCATAAATCCTCGCGCCTTCCGGCGAACACCGACCAATGAGCTGCTTCCAGAACGACTCAGGGACCAGGGTCGCTTCATCGACTACCGCGATGCCGACCGTCTTACCTCTGAGTTGCTTCTCAGAACCTTCGTCCTTGGCTCCCATGACCAACCAGAGCTGGCCACCGAGGTAAAGCTCTCCGCTTTGGGAGTTGTATCGATAGGCTTTCGGGCCGATCCAGTCGAAGATGTCCCTCAGGACGTTATCGAGGACGGTCTGCTTCGTCTGGCCGATGAGGAGCCGCAGCCCCTTCACCTTGTATCGGTTCAGCTTGAATAGCTGCTTGGACGACAGCGTCCAAGTCTTCGTGGAGCGGATCGAGCCGCTCAGGATGGTGATGAACTTGTCTTTCTCCGGTGGCCGCTGAATGAAGCGGCGGGCCTTGGGGGAGAAGTTGTACATCGCGTCCTAAAATGGCGAAGCCCACCTGGTTGGGCGGGGGCTGAACTAAAAAAGCCGTAGCGCGAACCAGCCCCAGTCTGCTATGGCTAGATCATGAACGCGAAAAATACGGTCGAAGGTTCTGAATTCATGGTGTACGCCGGTTCAAAGGGCACTCTCGAATTAGCGGTTTACCCGGGCGACACAACAGGAAAATTCAAATTTCGAGCTTGGAATCCGCTAACGCAGGAGTATGTTGGCCCTGACAAGCCCATACTGCAGATTCCTCGTGACGGGCCGAACCCGTCTCACTCTGATGGCCTGCCCGAATACGGCTTGTTGGAGGCCCAAGTGAGGGCTGAGATGGTAGCCGAAATAGTTGCTGGCCCTAGTGGCCATCCACCGTCGTGGATCGAAACGTCTTGGGTCGCCTGGCTGTGACGCTCTCTGACCCGTCTGGGCCATTGGCTGTTACGTAACTGTCGGCCTACACTCGTCGGCAAATGGACACCACTAAGAAAGCTCCTCCGCTTTATCTGATTAAGATCACCTCTGGAGAGCATGCCGGTCGCTTCGTCGACTTCTATGTCCCGGACGGAGCACTGGCCGATCCAAACGGCGAGATTGATTGTCCGCGCCCGCTGCTGGCACCTAAATACTCGTCCTGGGGCAGGTTTTCCCCTAATCGTTACTTCGATTGGGGTGCGCCCGCTGTCCAGGCCGAATTGAAGAAGGCGGGATTCTCGTCTGAACTGATCCCGGCTCCTCCTATGAAGCCGATAGGTGAACTTTGAATCCGTCTACGCTGCGATCATGGGCATAGTCAGGGTCATCGCCATCGGTGTGCTAATTCTCGCCAGCGGCTTCGCAGCCGGTTGGTCTACTGAACGCTGGCACCGTGACCACTTCTCAGGCACGTTTGCCCAGAAGCAGCACTGTTCAACGCTCGCTGAAGAATACAGACGGCAGCAGCAACAGCCATTTGCCTCAAGTGGTGTTTCTGTTGACCTGCTTCATGTGGCGTATAGCGGAGTACGAAACACTTGCATTGCAGAAGTGCAAGCGAAGCGTTTCCCTCCCGATTACCGGGAATACACGGTTGTGGACTTGCTGTCCAAAGAGACGCTTTCCTCGGACGTGTGCAATACGCCTGGTGTTATCTGCTCATCAGACATCGAGACAAAGATCGACAAGGCTTTCGAACGTGCTCTGGTGACTCGTGGCGAGCTGCCGATCGAACTTTCGGTTCCCAGCGTCAAGTGGGACAAATGATTTAGATAGACGGCGAACCAAGGTCAGCCTACATGCCCAGCGGAGAGCGCTAGAACCGGATTACGCAGCAACCAATCTTATTATCGTCGTCGGGCTCTTGCCGAGCTGCTGAGCGATCGCACGGATGGTCATACCACCAGACCGCAGCTTGGTGACCTGAGCCATCAGCTTCGGATCGTCCTCAGAGCGCGGGCGGCCACCGATGCGGCCTTGCTTGCGGGCCCGTTCCAGGCCAGCGATGGTGCGCTCACTGATGCGTACTCGTTCCTGCTTGGCGACAGCGGCCAGGATGCCGATCACGGCTTCCCGGAAGATGCCGGTGGAGTCCAGGTACTGCTCTGTATAGGAGCGCCAGTGGACGCCGTAATGCGTCAGGCGTTGCAGGTGATTCAGCGTCTCGACTGTGCCTTCACGGCTGAGTCTATCGAGTGACCAGAAGAGCAGCACGTCGAACTCACGCCGACTGGCAGCCTCGAACATCTTCTGGAACTGCTCGCGGTCACTGTGCTTGCCGGTGGCGCGGTCCACGTACTCGCAGGTGATGGTCCAGCCCTGCGTGGCGGCGAAGCCTCGTAGCTGGTCCGTCTGGTTCGCGGCGTCCTGCTTGCCGTCCTTCTTGCTGACCCTTCCGTACAGTGCAACCTTCATGTCTCGCCTCAGTGGATTAGACACACAGGGCCAGGATTAGTTGCAATAAACGGTCGAATTATGTAACAGCCAAATCAGGTGCTGGAAGTCACGCCAAACAGGGGGCGATTACTCACCCTTTTCTGTAACAGGCTCGTCAGCAGGCTCGGGATCATCGCCTTTACCAGAAATCGCGTCTGCCAATTCCGAGAGGCGGTCACCAACATTTATCTCGACCTTGCTGTTGTCTTTGAACTCGGGGCGCTTGGCCTTGAGAAAGAACATCAGCAGGTTGTCGCTGTATCGGGTGACGGTCGAATCTGTTTTCTTGCCTGCATACGACAGCTCTTCCTGGAAGCCAGTCGCGCGGCGTCGGACTTCGGCCTCAAGAAGATCAAGGCCCTCTTGGATTGCGTCATCCCATTCAGCGGCGAATACCGGATCGGAGTCGCGCACGCTGTACAGGTAGCGGCGGTTATACCCAGCATCCTTGGCTGCGGCGGTGACGGTCATTCCCTCGGACAACAGGCGGCAGAACAACTCTCTCTTTTTCTTTGTGAGGGTGTGGCGTCTGATTCCTGCTGGCATTCGGCGAGTCTTCCTTCTGTTGTCGCCGTATCCCGGCTCCCACTGGTATTCTTCGTCGTCCATTCTGGCGACCGTTAGGAAACAAATTGACAAGCCATAGTGTCACTTACAGTTTTACTTGTGCATCGAGTGACGTTTGTGGCATAGTGCTGCATCTCGGGCTTCTAACGGGGCCACTATTCCCCACTTACGATCTTTGGTCGTTTTCCGAGGTTCGCGTCGGTCCTTCTGCGAATAATAGGGAGTGTTCAGGTGGAATATCTACGCTCAGTTTCAAGATGTGCGTTGTTGGTAGCCGTGCTTGTTCTAACCTTGACTCCTGCGAAAGCCCAATCAAGCATGCCTTGCAGTGATGGTCATTGGACTCCTGAGCCGGTTCAACAAGTCGAATCTGGTTCGGCGATCAACCCAACGTTCCATGCAGTTTACGGCCTCCTATGCGGCAACACCATCTACATGATTCGAATGAGTAACGTTGTCGTCAGCAACGGGAAAGCCGAGATCATAACCGACGTCATCAGTAAGGCTTTAGTCCCTTGCGATAAAGGAGGGGCCTGGTCTCCGCATCCCGTACAGAAGGCCCAGGCCGGGGGACCTAGCGATCCCACATTTCATACCGTCTATGGGCTCCTATGCGGCAACACCATCTACATGATTCGAATGAGTAACGTTGTCGTCAGCAACGGAAAGAGCGAACTCGTAACTGATATTCTTGGTACGACTTCAATCCCTTGCAATCAACTCGGTACCTGGTCCCCAGAGCCCGCACAGAGGGCCGAACTTGGTGGGCCCACGAATCCTTCGTTTCATACCGTATATGGGCTGTCATGCGGAGATAAGGTCTTGATGATCCGATTCAGTAACGTGATCTCGGTTCAACCTGTAATCAGAGTCGACATACTCGCTCAGGGCACATTAGATTAGATCATCTCCACGGTATCTACGAACTAGCCAATTCGAAGCAAGCTCGTCGATTCGAATGAGGCACCGTTGCGTCATCGACTACCGCATTAGGCGGTCTACTTCTGATCCTGTAGCTTGTGCTGCAAGAGCGCCAGCCCGCCGCCGACCACCATTGATCCGTGGTCTGCCTGATGTGCGACGACCAGAGCTGCTCCAATCACCAGGATCACGATGGCCCAAACCTGCATGCCAACCCCGTTGAGCGCGTCGATCAGTGTCTTCAGCGTGTTGAGCTTTTCCATATCAGGACCAAGGTGCCTAGTGAGGCGACAGCGAGCCATTTCATCAGGCATGCTGCGAAGAGCAGAACGAGCAGAGAACGAACCAGCGTGTAGAGCGCAATCAGAAATGTCATGTGAACCACTAGGGGCAAGTCGCTATGGGCGAGCCGAAGGCTTGCCGCTATGTCCCTGCCCCTCGTGGATGGCGACCTGGAGAGAAGGGAGTCAAGGCCCTATAACCAGGTCTTCATGTTGGTGGAGCGCCGCACCTTTCGGTACAGCGCCCCGCGTGCCAGACTTTCGTGACCTCGCGGGCCACAGGCGGCTGGCGTAGCCTTTTCATGCTGGAGCCGGGGAGGCCCCATGTACTGGGAGCGAATTCTTCTCCCTCTATTAGGTGGAGCGTAAAAAAATGCCCAATGTGATATCAGGCCGCTAAAAATAATTTTCTTGCTCGCTGAATTCTCGCCCTCACCGTGGAAATAGAGACCCCGGTCAGCTCCTCGATCTCCTGGTGCGTGTACCCGTGCTCAAGTAGGTTGGTGATCTGCTCACCCAGGACCTCGCTTGCTATTTCCAACTTGCGCCTCTGCCATGAGGAGACCCGGTCTGGACTACTTATGCCTTGGTCGTCAATTTCTACGGGGTATTTCATATGCGTCTTCCTCTGTTCGTCGATCACCTTGTGTCTTGTGATCCTCAGGACTCGGGGGACGATGTCCTTCTGGATCGAAGGCAGGAGCTTCAGCATGTCGATCAGGACCTCCTGGGCTATGTCTTCGGGATCTACGCTGCGATCAATCGCTCTGGCTCTCTTCTTAGCCAGGTGGTTGATTCCTTCGAGCAGGGGGTTGATCTGCTTCGGGTCTCGCTTGTATGCGAGGAGCTGCTCTTCCAGGCTAGGCATCGAGCGCCTCCACGTGGACGATCAGCTTCTTCCTCCAGTGCACCGCGTTCCATGACTCCACGATCAGGTACGCGGAGCATAGAGCGTCGTCGTTCGGTGGCGGCTGATGAAGGTCGTAGGCTGGCTTCTTTGTTTCGTCCTTCTGCCGGAACTTCTTGGCCTTTGCTTCTCGAAATTCCCGGGATGTGTTCCTGATCGCGTAACGCCAGATTACGGATGGTCCGGGATTGAGGGATTCTGCCTGGCATAGCTGCATACTGGTGCCTTGGGCGGCCTGCGAGTTGTTTCTCTGCTCCAGGGTTAGCGGCATGATGTGGCCACCAGAGTCGGACGGATTGCTGTCACCAGCGAGGCGACAACTTTCCGGATGTAATTTGCGGCTTCGAAGCTGTTCTTCAGCCGGATGAACTGCCAGGTCTGGGTTGACTCGGCGCTGATCTCTGCGACCCAGGTGTGGTATGCGGCTACATCGCCGAATACCTTCTGCAGGCGAGCGATGGCGAGGTGCTTGGCTGCTTCCCGCATGGCGGCCAGTGCTTCCTGGCGTTCGATCGGTGCGCCCTGTGTCTTAAGTGCGAGTCTGAGTCTCAGCCAAGCGGTGTTGAATTCAAGTTTGGTTGTGCTGTCTGCTGCGGTGTTGATCTCTTCCATATGCGGCCTCCATAGATGGGTCAGGAAGTCGGGAAACGTAGATCACTGAGGTTCGTCCCGTTTCTGTACGAAGCGGTGCAAAATTTAGTTGGCTGTAGG